CTCTGCAATCGAACCTTTAGGCGCTTGCTGAAACAGGATTGCTTTTTTTGTCTTGCGAAATTCTTCGATATAGACGCGATTAGCTTTTGCCTGCGCATACTTAGGCGCATTGTTGTAGATAAAACTAATTGCTTCTTGTGGGTTAATGTCGCTCATGCGAATAACCTCACTTGCTGATTAGCCTGTGCAATCCGCTTAATGCTTGCCTCGTAGTAATCTTTATCTAATTCGCAAGCTGTGAGTTCAAAGCCTAAGTTGTTGCAAGCGATGGCGTGTGAACCTGAACCTAAATGCGTGTCTAGGATTTTATCGCCAGCTTTAGCGTAGTTTGTGAGCAGCCATTCGTAGAGCTTTACTGGCTTTTGGGTTGGGTGTATTCTTGCTTCATTCAAAGCTTTGTTACCCTGCTGAATAATTGCATTTTTTGCCGATTTGCTAACCGCCGCGCCTTGCATCATTCCTGCCCACATATACCTAACAATATCAACTCTGCTGTTACATGAGTTATATGCAATTTCACAATCAAACTGATCTGTGTGATCGTTTAACTTATCCCAAACAATGCGCCCTGAACCCATGTAATATGAGTAAAAATTTTCACCCCAAATAATTTGGTTTTTTGAAGTTCTTTGCAGTTCGATAAAGTATTCATTATCTGGTGACTTTTCATCCCAGCTTTTATGCTCGTATTGAGGCTTTTTTACTTGAATAACATTTCCGTTTTTTTGAGTAACGCCCGTCTTGTCAGAAATAAAAGTTGGCTTTGATGCTTTAATGCCATAAGGCGGATCGACCAAAGCCAAGTCATAAAACTTATCAGGCGTTTCTTTGAGTAGCGTCATACAATCCATGTTGTAGATAGTTGCTTTGCCTATTGTTGTTTTCATGCTTTTCCCTCTAACTCCTCATGTTTCGCTTTAGCCTCATCAGCACTATCAAAAAATCCCCTGCTTACGTTGCCTTGCCATAATGCATATTTCGCACCGTTAGCTAGTTTCATTTTGGAAATAGTCCAGTCGCCATTGCGTAGGTGATATTTGTCTATTGGCTTCCACATTTAAAATGCTTCCTCGAAACGCATTGATTCATTGTCAAAGTTAAGCGCAATTTTTCCTTCCCACTCGCCCTCGCGTTGTTTGTCACATTTGAGAATCACGGCTGGCATTTCTTTATTGTTTTCTTTGTTACTCCACACGATCAGGCTGTTGTGTACGTTGTCACTGATTGCGCCTGAACCTTTAGCGTCATAGCGACCGCTTGGCACATCCTCTTTGCCTTTTTTTGTGTGGTGTACTAAATGGATGTGGGATTTTGTTTTAATGGCTATATCGCAAAGCTTTACAACAAAGTCTTTTTGTTCGTTGTATTTGTCCTCGCCAGCGACTACGCGCATCAGGCTATCAATAACAAAATGCTTAACGCCTAACTTTTCCGCACAGTAATAAATAACCCCACAAATTCGATCAGGGGTCATGCCGCCTTGATGGTCGAATATGTAGAAGTTTTCATTAGCAAATGCCATGAAGTCTGCAAACTCGTTATAGCTTGGTTTTGGATTACGTGAGAATTGACGAACCATGCGGTTAATGGTTGATAATGGTTTCATTTCAAAACTGGCAATACATACCTTTTCGCCATGCTTCATGAAGTCCAGAGCCACGAAACCAAGCAACAATGATTTTTTATGACCGTTGAAACCAGTCCACAAAGTTACCTCACCCTCGCGGAATCTGAATTTGTCATGAGTTTTAATGAAAGGTAATTTAGTACCTTTAATCACATCGCCATGTTCTAGGAAGGCTTCAATATCATCGTAAAAATCTATTAACTTTTTCACTTTTTCAGTGTCCTCTTCACGGCTTTTAAAATATTGCTCAAAGTCGATATCAGGTAAATTTGCCTTTTCAAGCTTTGCCGCGATCTCTTCTAGTCTGTTCATATTCCAGCCCCCTCTACTGCTTTGTTAATTCTTTGCATGGCAACCTCTAAGCGTTCAATTTCATCAAGTGTTAGTGCTTTGTTTTTCTTTAAGTCATAAGCCGCAACCAACACAATGCGAGTTTCAAACTGAATCAGCTTTAATGCTTCACTTGGGTAAATGATCTGTTTAACTGGCTTATGCTCACCTGCACTTGATTCAGGCAGTACGTCTTGCCAGTCAAGACCAACTGATTGCAAAATTGAGTAGGTGTCGCATGAGGCAAAGCAATTAATCAGAATGCGACCATCCCCCATATCCTTGATGGAAAGGCTTGCTGTCTTATCCGCATGGCATGGGCATTGCGCCATGAATTGACCTTTGCCGTGATTGCGTACCTTGTTTAACCGTGAAAGTAAGGTGTCTACGCTCATAGCATTCCCCTTTTCCATTCAGGTACTTCTTCAGCTTTTGACATTGGCTGTTCTGCTGCGTATTGAGCAAACTTAGTAGCGTTAAACAAAGTAGCTGGCCTTAAATATTGATTCATTGCTACATCGTTAAGCCATTGGGAAACCTTCACATTGATAACGTGAAATATTTCATCTTTCGTGAAACCTTCTTTTAATCTTGCCTTGATAAAATCTAAATTTGATTTAACTGGTTTGTAGTTTCTATTTGCTTTTTCATTGAGATAATTTAAGCACTCAAAACATATGTCTTTTGTATTGTCTTTTGGAGTTGTCTTTTGTGGGTACTGTTTTGGTAACGAGTTATTACCGTTTTGGTAATCTTCTGTTACCGTTTCAGTAATAATTACCGTTTCAGTAACCGTTACCGTTTCGGTAATAGTTACCAAATTGGTAACGCGCCATTGATCGTAATATTTATTAATTTTGTAGCGTTTTGCATACTTTCCTTGAGTGATAATTAAGACATTTGCAGCTTGTAATTCTTGCAATGCAGTGGTCACATGAGGATTAGCTAAACCTGTTGCTTCGGTAATTTGTGAACGTGCAATGTCATCTTCTGATTTATTCCATCCGTATGTTTTACGCATGATTAAAAGCAGAATCTTTAACTGACGTTTAGAGAAGTCATGGCCGATAATTGCATCAAGCAATTCATTAGCGATCTTGGTATGCCCGTCATCAATTTCAGGCTTACCGTTATATTCTGCTAATGGCTGTTCCAATTTCATCGCTACAACATTAGCCATTTGCCAACATTTCCTTAATAGCCTTAACCCAAGCATGAACAGCCTTGCATTTGGCTTTAGTCTTTGCACCTGATGGTATTTTTCTGGCTAATTTCATTGCTTTGGTCATTGGCTTCATATTTATTCCTTTATGCGGTCTGGCGCACATACAGACTTTTTAAGTGTTGGCATCATCGTTAGAATCGGGGGCATCTGTTGGCATTAGATAAACTAAAAAAGAAGCGCCTAGCACGATAAAAACAAGCACAATGGTTATGCCTTTGAGTATTGTGAGTAAGCTCATGCTGCTTTCCTTTGCGCTTGTAGTTCTTCGAGAATAGTTAAGCTGTCCTGTTTAGCTAACCATTGCTGAACTCCGTAGTTTCCTACTGCTAAAGCCCATGTATGCAAATGGTCTGCTTTAAGATCGCGTCTAGTTGGTTTGTCATCTTTAGCCAGATAGTCGGAAATATGTGATGGGTAAACACCTGTAATCTCTGCCAGCGTTCTAAGCGTCATGCCTTTGTTCTTGCGTAAATCCCATGACAGACGTACTGCTTGCCTGTACGTTTTGCATTGGTCTATTGCGTTCTGCTGTATGAATCCAATCTCGTTATCAACACAGCCAATAAGTCGTAGTTCCTCATTCATAAGTAACTCCAATCAAATAACCTGTTAAATAACCAGTTGAGAAACTTGCAAAAAAAATGCAAGCGCATAATCTGTAAAACATCAGGCCGCCTTCTTTTTCTTATCAGCTTGCAACATCCCGCCAGTGATAATTTGAATTTGAAATTGACGTGTAAAAGGAATATATGCAGCCTTGTGCCATTTGCTGATCGCTGTTTGGTCAATGCCAATAGCATCAGCGGCTTTCTGCTGAGTTCCGAAGTGTTTAATTAGTTGTTCGTATGTCATGAGTAAGATTATGCTCATACTCATACAAATTGTCAAGGCTTATACTCATATCATTTAATAATAAAATGAGTGTTGTAATTTCATTTAATCTTATAAAGAAAGTGTTAGCATCATGGGTACACCAATCGGTGATAGACTAAAACAAATAAGAAAGGCTAGAGGAATGTCCAAGGAAGCTTTGGCAAAAGCTATTGGGGTAGACCAGTCTGCAATCTCAAAAATCGAACGGGGCGATTCCAAAGGTGCAAGTGCAGAAAATCTACTTAAGATAGCGGCAGTACTACAAACTAACCCACAATGGCTAATTAATGG